ATTGCGTTCTGGTGTTCACTTCAGGATCGCTTGCTGGACAGGCTAAGCCTATCGCAGATTTCGCCAACGCAAACGGAACGATTACGCTGGACGAGGCGCTAACGTCCGCCCCCGCCGATAATGATGAGTTTGTCATCCTGTCAACTCACGTTCATCCGGTGTCGCAGATTTCAAATGGTGTACTCACGACGGCCATGACGGAGGCTTATGCCGCTGACGGGGCGACGTTCACTGTCGCGCAGGCTCTGTACGAGATTTGCCAAAGCGTGAGCGAGTTCGCTATCGCAGACATGACGAAAACAGTGAAGAAACGCGACGGATCGACAACGGCGGCGACGTATACACTCGATGACGCCACGACGCCGACCTCGATAACGAGGGCGACATAAGTGGCTATATCACCGCTCGTATCGCTCGGCTTCGGTACGTTCTCGGACATCTACAAGCTGGTTACTTTGGGATACGGAGCGAGCCTAGTGGCATCTTCAAACTGGGTCACCCTCGCCGAGCGGGTTTCTGCGATTTACCTGTCGAGCTTCGGCGCGTCCAGTTCGGCCGTGTTCACGATTCCAGACGCCAACTTTTACGTCCGCAAGTTTCCTTGGACGGACGGAGTCGACAACCCCGGCTGCTTCATGGTTCCGGTGCCGGAGAAACTCGAAAACATCGAGGCGGGCCGCGATGACTGGGGCCTTGGCGTGCTGACGGTATTGACAAACGCTACGAACCGAGATTTAGAATCAGGCCACGACAGACTGCACTATCTTCGCGAAAGAGCTATCGGCGAGTTTCTCAATCAGCGGGTTGGAGGACTGGCCGACTACCACAAATGCGACATCGAAATCCAACCAATCATTGAGCCGGTCGCCTTCAACGCGGGTTATGACGCAACGGCGTTTGTGGTCCGCGCTTGGCACCGAAAAACAAGACCAACGCAAGCAACCTAACCAGGAGCCTTCCAGATGACAGACGTTCCCGCCCAAGGCTATGCCGCACAGGTTGGCGTTGACACCGTCGCCCCGATTGACGTTTCAAGCACCGGGATTGAGGTGTTGTCGTGTGGTCTTAAATCGACCGAAACGCACGTTCACAGCCCCGGACTTCGCGGCACTCGAAGCCGGTTGAGTTATCGCGTCCGGGCAACGCAAGAGGCCGTATCAGGCCCGATGCTCTTGCATCCGACCGCCAGTGAGATTGACTTTTTCTTGCCCTATATTCTCGGCGGGGCCACGGCGGCGGGAGTAACTGACGTTGCCGACACGCTCGGCGAGTTCGTCATGAGCGTCGACAAGGTCACGAAGGTCTACACGTATACAGCCATAAGGGTGTCCCGAGCGACATTCAGCGGGACGGCCGGTCAGCCGATTGAGCTGTCGCTAGACCTTGAGGCGGAAAGCGAATCGGAAGCGAACGCGGGCACGTTCCCCGCCATGACATTCGTGACCGACAACATGTTCATCATGGGCGACTGCACGCTGACTCTATTGTCGACTGCTCGAAAGTTCAAGTCGTTCCAGTTAGTGATCGACAACATGCTGGACGCCGACCGATACAACAACTCGACGACCCGTTCCGAGATTCCGGCCCAGGATCGCGAGGTCACGCTGACAGTCGGCACGCCGTTCACATCGGACAATTCCGATCTGTACGACGCGGCAATAGCGGGCGCGGCTGGCTCGCTGGTCATCAACGACGGGTCGACGACGTACACCGTCGATTTCGGGAATTGCAAGATCCCTAAAGATGGCGCCACGGTCGACGGCAAGAGCGAAATAGACCTGCCGATCACGGTAAACTGCTTCGACAACGGCACCAACAGCGAGTGCAAGGTCACGAAAACCTAGACCGCATGACACAGCCGGGGCTGTCTTGCTCGCGTTCGGTTCGCGTCGTGAGTCCGAGGCAACCCCGGCGACACGACGAGCGAACCAATCCAGCGAACCAGAAGGCGAACCACATGTCGAGAAACATCATCAACGACGGCTACACGACTGAGGGCTACATTGAGGCGGCGGAAGGGCTCCACGACGAATTGTCATTCCGCTACCGGCCGATGCTTCCCGAGGACGTCGAGGCGACGGACGCGGAAGTCAACCGGCGGACGGATTCCAAAAAAACAGTCCATTTGTTTGTCGCTCAAGTTCAGCGTCATTTGGTCGATTGGTCGGAGGTCGACGACAAAGGGACCGCCGTTCCCATCACGTTCGAGAACGTGCGACGCCTGGGCTATGTCCCCTTTAATCGGCTCTACATGATAATATCCGGCCAACAAGCGACAGACCTTCGACCCGGCGCGACCGACAAAGAGGGCAAGAATTATGCGGACGCGATAATCGCCGAAGCAGGTGGCGAGCCCGTTAGCACGACGGACGCCGACGAAAAAAACTAATCAGCGGCCTTCGGTTGCTGCTTGAGCATCCGCAGGTCGCGAACACGGACTGCAAGACATGCAAAGCCTTTATCTTCGACCCGAAAACCGGGACGTTTGCAGAGCGTCGAGGCGTCCGTCAGCGTCGCGCGAAAGGTCAGCCCACACCTTGCCACGAGTGCCCGAAAGAATCGCCCGCGAAGGCGAAACAATACGAACTAAGCCGGAAGAACTGGGCAACCGTCCGGTTGTATTTGCAGCATCGCGCCATGAAGGGGGCCGGGCTTCCTGACTATATCGCTTCTGACCCGATTGTCCGTTCAAACTTCGCCGTTATTGATACGACGTTCCGCCAGCACGAAAGCAAGCGAGCCGCCAACGCGGTGTCGCGAGCGATAGAAAGCAAGATAAACCGTGGCTAACGAACGGCATATTATATGGACCCTGAAGGTCGAGCCGTCGAAGGACAATGCGGCCAAGTCCAAGGACTTCGAGGATAAGGTCAAGAAGTCCCACGAATCGCTGCTCAAGAGTTCGCGCAAGAAGACGGACGCGGAAGTCAAGACCGTCAAAAAGGGCTACGACGATCAGCTCAAAGCGTTTGACGCACACCAGAAGAAGAAAGAGCAGTCGCAAGCGGCGGCCGAGAAGACTGCCGCCCGTCGGAGGGCGAAGGAACGGGTCGACGCAAAGCGCCATCTTGAGAAGATGACCGCCGACAGCGAACGGGCAATGGATAAGCTGGAGGGGGCGCGTGGCCGCCTTCATTCTGGCTTTGCCGCGTCGGCTGGTTCGATTTCGCAGTTGACGGGCGGCTTCGTCATGCTCGGCCTGATGGGCGAAAAGAACACTGAGAAGCTGGTGCGCTCGCTGATCAAGGTCAAGGCTGTGATGGACTTGGCGGTCGGTGCGACCGAGTCCTACAAGAACATCCGCGAAGCCGTCCTGGCGTATCGGTCGGCGGTTCAAGCCGCATCGGCCGTAGAATCGACCGCACGGGCGGCCAGTATCGCTCAAGTCAACGCCGAGACTGTCGCCGAAGGAAAACTCGCAGCCGCACGCGGAACGTCGGCAGCGGCGGCCAAGGCGTCGGCGGCTGCGAGGGTTGGCGCTGGCGGAGCGGTTGGCGGCGGCGGGGTGCAACTCGCGGCGACGGCAGCAATCACGGCACTCGGGGCGGCAACGTGGGTCGTGGTCGAGCAGATGACCGGCGCGGCAAATAATGTGAACTCTCTGTCAAACAAGATTATACAGACCGAGTTCAATTTGGTTAGCGCGGCCGAGCGTGCATTGGGAAACGCGGGCAAGACCGGGCCAGTCGGTCACCGTGTTATAACGCCAGAACTTCGGGAACGTGCCGCGATGGGTGAGTCGGGCTATATCGGCAGGTTTCGGGCGGGTGCCGCTCAAGCCGAAATCGCCGAGATAGAGAAAGAGCAAGCCGAGGCGAGGCGATCCCGTCGCGATGTCGAGGAGTTCAAGCAGCGAGAAACCGCTGAAGCCGGTCGAGCCGCCGAGCGTTCCCGATCCGACGCCCAGTTCGGTGCGGCTGCGGGGGCGAGGGAAAAGGCCAGAACCCCTGGAGAGCGTCGGAAGCTATTGCACCGAGAAGCCCAACTTGGTGGCGCGGCCATAGGTGCGGAACGCGAAGAACTCGCCACGACCACCGACCCAAAACGCCAACAACAAGCCGTCGAGCGTCTTCTATCGCTCAATCAGCGAATGACCACGTTGGCAAGTGACAGGCTTTCGCTCGAAAAAGAAGCGTCGCAGGTCAAAAGGGACGCGGCGACCAAGGCAATAAACGCGGCCAAGTCGGAACGCGACATCGTCCGCGACCGACTAAAAGCGGAGAAAGATCGCCTCCTTTCGGCCAAGGAACGGTTCGGCCAACTGTCGGCGGAAGAGCAGCAAGAGACGCTGAGAGTTTTCAGGAAGCAAAAGGCGGGCGGTATCGGTTCTCTGACCCGCGAAGAGCGGCGGACGCTTGCGGGAGTCGGCACGCAAGAAACCGAACAAGCGGCGAGGGCTGGCGACATCCGGGCGGCCGAGCGTGCGGGCTTCGCCGAAATGGAAGGCGCGGGCCGTCGTCGCATCGCGGGAATGGAGCGGGAGGAACGCAAACTCGATGTAGCAATCCGGGACCAGCGCGAAATCCAAGTCAACCTCGAACGCGACGAAGACCGAATCGCCAAGCAGGTCGCCGAAATTGTCGCCGCGAGACTCAAAGAACGCGAAGCATTGCTAGAACGGAAGATACAATTGGAGTTTGACCGACGACTCGAAGACCTTGACCGGCGGGCGCAACAGCACGCCGACCAGCAACGCGCCCAATTCCCGAACCGCAGAGGCTAGACAATGGACGGACAACCGAGCGGCAAGATTCGGTGCGAATCGACTGGACCCGACGCAAACGAAGACGCGATGAACGTGCCCGGCGTCAAAGAGGCCGCCGCAACTATCGCATTGGACAAATAAGTCATGACCATGTATTGCCAGTATGGCGACTACAAGCACGAGGTCGGCGAGGTCGAGTATTCGATACGTCGCGAGGGTGTCTATTCGGACGCCCAGACGCCCAAAGAAGAGCGTTGGACCCTCGACGCAACGGGCATGTTGCTCGGCGACGGGTCGCGTTCAATTGACGACAAGGTCAAATTGTTGGTCGCGGCCTATTCGTTACCGGGCCGCGACTGGCGGGTCGTCATTGACGCGGGCGGCGGACTTCTCAATAGCCAACATTCGCTCGCATCGAAGGACACAGACGGCGGCATCCTCATCGACACAACGCCGAGCTTTCCAAGCAATGCCAACGGCGCGTATGCAAACTATCTGGTCTACAGTTTCTCGCTGTCGGCCACTATCCCGGTTGCCAATCCGAAGACTGCCTTGGATCGCTTCGAGGAGTCGTTAGCCTTCGAAGGCGGCGGGCCTGAGTTCGGTTCACTAGAGCCCAACATCGGGCGGCCCGTTATTCAGCGACTAAAGCAAAGCACGACCTTTATCGCGACCCAGCAAGGCCAAGCGGTCGGGGTCTACAGTTACCCGACCGTCCCAGCCCCGCTTTGGCCTTCGTCGCTTCGGAAGAAACCGAGCATCAATAAGACGGCGCCTCAGCGATTCGGCAGTGGGTCGAACTTGATATTCAAACACTACGGCGTCCAGTGGAAATATGAGTTCCTCTCGCCGTTCCCGTTCTTTGGAAACCCGCACGCGTGGGGAGCATAAAACCAGATGGCTATCAAGATATTTCGTGGCGACGCCCAACCGCAAGTCCAGAAGACGCTGGCGACTCCGGCAAACATTGAGTCGGGCGATAAGTTCACGCTAACGATCAACCTCAAGGATGTGACGGTCGAGTCGGACGTCGCCGAAGCACTGGTCGGCGGGACTCAAGAGGACTTGTTGGCCGAGCTTCTGCCGCTGATTGTCACGGCGGTCGGTCAGTACGACAACACCATCGCGGAGTTCGCGGAGGTGTCGGCGTCGCTCCATTATGGCAACGGGACGAGCAAACCCGCTACAGCTATTCTCTTGACCGGCAAGACGGATGGCACGCCATTCACCGTGACCGCCTCGACGACGAACAAGGACGGCTCGGCGGGCGTCACGATCACGACGTTACAAGACGGCGACGCGGGCGACAACGAGAAGCAACAGGTCGAGATTTGCGGCACGGCGACGGGTGGAACTTTTACCCTGACGTTTGACGGTCAGACCACCGGAACAATTGCCTACAACGCGTCCGCCTCGACGGTCGACACCGCGCTGGAAGCGTTGAGTAACATCGACGCGGGCGACGTTTCGGTCACTGGATCGGCTGGCGGACCGTGGACCGTGGAGTTCTTGCAGACCTACGCCAATGTCGACGTGCCACTGATCACGGGCGACGGTTCGAGCGTGACGAAAGCGACGTCGGGCTATGCCGTCGTAGTGAAGACCAACCTGCAAGGCGACGACGGGACGAACGAAATTCAAGAAGTCAGCTTGCCGAGCCCAACCGGCGGGACGTTCACCCTAACCTATGTCGGCCAAACCACATCATCGCTCGCATACAACGCGACGGCGGCGGCTGTCGAGTTGGCGCTTGCCGCCCTGTCGAATATCGCGGGCGGCGACGTCTCAGTTACGGGCGACGATGGCGGGCCGTATCTGGTCGAGTTCACCGGCACCCTTGCCGCGACCAACGTGGCGGAACTGACGGGGAGTGGAATAGCCTTGACGGGCGTCTCGTCGGTCGATGTCGAGGAAACGACCAAGGGAGGCGCAGGAACCGACGAAGTTCAAACCGTGACGTTTGCCTACGATTCCTCTTTTGGTCATGCGGTTATCCTCAAGCACCACGGCCAAGACACGGGGTGGCTTGATATTGCGGGGGCATCGGCCGGAACTGTCAAACGGGCCTTGGAGCGGGTGTTTGGTGCCAACAATGTCGGCGTCACCGTTACTGACCCGACCAACACCGGCGGAACGAATCGAACGCGAGATTGGGTTATCACGTTCCGCAACGACTGGGGAAATCAGGACGTCGCAGCGTTAACGTATACGGCAAGCCCAAGCCTTACGGTCACCGTGACTGAAACGACAAAGGGAAGCTCAGACCCGGTCGACGAAGTCCAGACAGTTCGATTAACGCCTACGCCAACCGGCGGAACCTTTACGCTGACCTATGCGGGACAGACAACCGCCGCGATAGCATACAACGCCGCCGCGTCCGCCGTGACAACCGCCGTCGAGGCCCTGAGCAATGTAACCGATGTGACCGTCTCGGCCAGCGGTTCGAGCGGTTCCGCGTGGGCCATCACCTTCGTTGATCCTGGCGAGGCCGACTTAGAACTGATGACGGGATCAGCGGCGAGCTTGACGGGCGGAAACATCAACGTCGAAGTCAACCAAGACGCGGTCGCGGCAACAGACGAGGTTCAAACCGTGTCGCTTTCGGGTTGTCCCGAGGGCGGAACTTTTACCCTGTCCTTCGACGGGCAAACCACGGCGGCCATCGCGTTCGATGCGCTCGCGAGTGACGTGGAATCAGCGGTCGAAGCGCTTAGCAACGTGACCGCCGTCACGGTGACAAGCGAAAACACGACCGAGGGGCCTTGGCGCGTTGAGTTCGCGGACCCCGGCGGCAATGTGCCCGAGATGACTGGCACCGCAACCTCGCTTTCCGGGGCTGGCATCATCGTTGCGACCACCCAAACAGCGACCGACCCAGTTAACGAAATTCAAGAGGTGAAGCTGACGGGCTCACCCACTGGCGGGACGTTCACGCTGACTTGGGACGGCCAAACAACGTCGGCGATCACGTACAACGCTTCCGCGTCCATACTCTCGGGAGCACTCGAAGCGCTCAGCAATATCGCGGTTGGCGAGGTTTCCGTCACCGACACAAGCACGGCAGGAACACCGCGCTGGCAGGTCGAATGGGTCGGCTCGGCGGGTGCGACGGATCAAAACGCGGCAACCGGAAACGGCGGAAGTCTGACGGTTACGGGTTCGCAAACATACACAATCGACACGTCGACGGACGAAGTCACGCAAGCGGCGATCAGCCCGAACCACTGGGGCGAAGCCGAGAACTGGTCGGGCGGCACGGCCCCTGTGGCGGCCGACATCATCTTCGTTGAAAACACAGACGTCGACATCAAATGGGACTTGGCCGCGTTCACGGGCGTGACGTTTGCTGAGGTTCACTTCCCGGCAAGCTACACGGGCAAGGCGGGACTGTCCCGCCACGGTGACGACTATTACGAATATCGCGGCACGCAAATCCAACTTGGCGCGACCAAAGTCTTCATCGGACGCGGCGAAGGGGCTGGGTCGCCAATGATTGCATTGGACCTTGAGGCGGTCGCGTCAACCGTCGACGTCCACGGCACGGGCGTCAGTGATTCGGACTTGCCCGCGTTGTTGCTCGAAGGGACGAACACGGCTAATGTCCTGCGGGTCTATCGCGGATCGGTCGGTGGCGCTGTCGAGCCCGGCGACGACCTAGCACTGGCGACGCTGATGGTCGGATTCAGGACCGAGCAAGACACCGACGCTATTGTCGAGCTTGGCACTGGCGTCTCGACGCTGACGAACGTCCTAAAACTCGGCGGCGACTTGGTGGTCCGTTCTGCTGCTGGAACCGTTCGCCAAGAGGGCGGCACGCTGAGAATTGAAGGGACGGGCGCGGTGACGCTTCTCGACGTATGGGAAGGGGCGGTTCTTTACGAATCGACGGGCACTATCACGACACTCGAAGTCCAAGACGGCGGACGTGTCGAGTTCAACGGAAGCATGGAAGACAAAACCGTCACAACTACGACGCTATACGGCGGCTCGGCGTTGATCGACTCTCATAGAACAGTGACTTGGACTAACGATATTACGCTCAAGGCGTCGCTGACCGAAGTCGAACTGGACCTTGGCACGGACATCGTCGTCGCCGTCAGCGACGCGTAGACAACCCCGAGGATTCCAATGGCGTTATTTGGTACGGTCCAGTTTGGGAGAATCTCGAAGATTCTGTCGGCCGACTTCACGCTCACCCAGGGCATCAGCCCGAGCGTGGCGACCCTGGTTATACCACCGACGCCGGGCGCGCACCTTCTGACGTCCACGATGACGTGGCGATACGGCAACTCGACAGTCCGGTTTCCGATGTGCCGTGTCGACACGGTCGATATTGCCCAAGACTCTCAGGGCGCGACCAAGTGGCGTTTGCGCGTAATGGACCGCCGCTGGATGTGGCGAGAGACGGGCCAGATTTCGGGCCAGTACAACACCCGCAAGGCTGGCGGCGGGATCATTGAGGGCACCCAGAAGAACGCCCGCGAGTTGGCCGAACTCTGCTTTGCTGCGATGCAAGAAAAAGGCGTCGCGAAGCTGATGCCAACGGCTGTCTATCCCGAGGTCGAGTGGGACTACAACAATCCGGCCGAAGCGTTGGCCGCGTTGTGCGATTCGCTCAACTTCGTGGTAGTTCTCGGCGCGAATAGCCAAGTCGAACTCTGGCCCAAAAACATGGGCCGCCAATTGCCGTCGCACGGCTCGCTTGAGGGCGGAATCTCAATCGACCCGCCAGACCCGCCCGGCGAAATCGTGATAGTTGGCGACAAGGTGCGATGGCAAGTTGACCTGCCGCTCGAACCCGTCGGGCTTGAGAAGGACGGGAGCGTCAAACCAATCAACAAGCTCAGTTATACGCCCCGGATTTCGCGGCCCGTCGGACGAAAGAGTTGGGCGTTGGCGGATTTCCCACACTTTCACGCAGCGACGGACAAAGAAATCGGCCATCTGGCAAGGTCTACGGTTTATCGCTGGTTTCGGATCAAGGACAAGTCCTGGGTTCCGGCTGTTGGCTGGATCAACCGGCCTCGGATTCTGCCGCTCGAAGACGCACAGATTGAACTGGGCAAGCCGACGAAGGCGAAGAAGGGCGAGAAGGAACCCGACCCCGCACCGCGTCCGCCTTGGGTCTGGGGCGTGTTCGCGCGAGGGTACGACGACACGACGACCAACGTGGCAAAGCGGAACGCGGATTTAGACAAACAGCCAGAGGGGATATATTCCAAAGGATTTGAAATTGACGCGGAAAACGGCATCGTCAAGTTTGCCGATATGGTCGCAAAGTACGAGGAGCTTCCGTGGGTCGGCCCAGGCTCTAGCAAGCAGGTCGTCGACCCTGAACTCTATTTGCGAATCGCGATTACGATACGCGAGAAGGATGCCAGCAACTGGTTCCGCCAAGTTTTCGCGGAGAAGCAGAAAAAGAGCAAGCACCCCAAACGGAAGCGTTATATCAGCGTTCCCGAGCTGGCCCGCGAAATCTATATCAAGCAATCGAAGCCCCGGAAGCTGATCGACAACTACAAAGGACTGCTCAAAGAATCGAAAGTTTACCTCGCCAAAGCGGCGCTTGAGTATCAGGCAACAAACGGCGGGACGTTCACCTATCCGGGTTTTCTGCCGATTCCAGTTGATGGCGCCATCCGTCAGGTGACGTGGTCGCTGACCTCCCAAGGCTTCGCGATCACCCGCGCGAGCCGAGCCCAGGAGGACTTGATGCTCGGAAGCGGTTACGATGAGCGGCGGTTCATGGAATCGCTGCGGAAGGTGATTGACGAGAACGCGAAGGCGACGGGGCGAAGCAAGAGACGCGAGGCGCGGAAAGCCCGAGGACGATAAACCGTACCAACGGAGCGAACCAAATGGAAATCCTAGCCCCAATTATCGTGACTCTGGTCGTCGAGTACATCAAGAAGAAGTGCCGCGACAAATACGATAAGGCCGACCTGATGAACCTCGCGGCGAGTGGCGGTGAGATTCCCTGGCGCGTCGTGCGGAAGGCGACGCGCCAAGCTGCTCGGGATATTTACGGAAAGCGGTATTGGCGGGAAAACAAGGCGGAACTCCTCACCGAGGCCCGCCATCGAATGGAAGCCCCCGAGGTCGTTGCCGAAGTCATGGATAGAGCATTTGCGGAATAAGCCATCATGCCAAGCCAGCCGTTCAACGACCCGACCCGTTCCGCCACTGATACAACGCGTTGGCTCCCCGTTCGCAACAAGTCAAAGTATTGGGTGCCAGCGTTCGGTTGTGTCTACGTGCCCGAGACGGACCCGGATACGGTCGGGTCGACTCAGTATTCTGTCGCCGAGAAGACAGTCGACGGCGTTGACGCGTTCGAGGTTTGGCGGCCAGACGCGTCGGCGGCAACGGCTCAAGACCCGGCGCAACTGTTGATCAATGGCCCGTTAGCAATCGAGCCGGGTGGCTATGGTTCGGCGACAATGGACATGCCTTGTCGGGCGTTGTTCGGCGCCACCCCCGGAGCGACGCGACAGAACGGCCAGCGGGTCGGGCCTGTTGACGGCCAATTCTACTTAGGAACTGGTGACGCTTTCACGCTGATGGGCAACACGGCCCGAACGATTTCAGACGATGCCGATGTTGTCTGGATTCATGAGGGGCGGTCCCGAGCGTCGGGCGTAATCTGGTTCAACTGGACGCTGTCGACGGCGGCTGGGTCGTTTGCGGAGGCGACAATCCAGATGATCGGCGCCGAGGTCGGCGGGTTCTCGCCGTTCTTTATCTGGTCGGACGCTTCGCCAGCCTACCCCGGCAGCGGCAAATACTCGGATCATCACCTGTTCCCGTCGGGGGCTCAACTGCTGACGTCTCGGCCGGTGACAACAAAGGTCGGTATTCAGTCTGGCTTGTATCACGTCGATTGTTATTGCTCTGCCAATGGCCTAGTCGCTAGTAGTCAGACGGACTTGGGGTTTGTTGTCCTCCAGAACGGCAAGACGACCCCGATTCAATCCCGCGCTGATGCCGATTTCAACGAATACGGGACGTCCTTTTGGCGCGACCAAGCGCTCGCCGCGTCCGGTCCGCTGATCATCGACGGCGACAGTTATCTGTCGATTTCGGAACTCGACGAAGACATGAGCGGCGAATGCCTCAACGGGTTCTTGAATATTCGCAAGATCGCTGGTCAATCCGTGAGAGGATCAAACCCCCACTATGCACTTTCGTGATTGGGTTAAGCGTGCGGCCAAGTACGGCAGTGCGTCGCGACGACTGGACCTGCCGCCCGGTTGGAGTAGCCTCGAACCTGACGAGCTTGCGGCGGTCGTTTGCCCGCAATTGTGCGCGCTTCATTTCTTGGCAAGCGAGGGCGACGCCGACGCGCAGTTCTTCTTCAGACGTTTCTCGCAAACGCTCAAGCCGCCAACCCCGCCCCGATTCAAGGTTGGCGGCGTTGGCTTGGTTCTCGGTTCGTGCGACTTCCCCGGCGGGCTCGAAACGTGGGTCCAAGCGATGATCCGCAACCCGAACCGACAATTCTCGGGCGTGGCGGTTGAGAATAATAACATCAGCGGCATCAAGACAGTGACTCAGCGAATCACCCAAGTCGGAACACGCCTAATGGTCGGGCCCGGTTCGTCGGAGTTGCTCGCGAACCATTCCGATACGTTGATCATCTCGGGCGCGCGGACGATCCAGGCTGGTTGGGGTTTTCACGGTCCCATAATTTCGGTAAGTCATGGCGCCGATCAGTGGACAAAAGATAGCCTTGAGGCGGTCGCCGCATTCGCGACGCACAACGTCGCGGTTTCGGAACTGGCGGTCAAGCCATTCCCGACTGGCGACGCGACGGTGATCCATAACGGCGTCGATCCTGCCCGCGTTCGCACCTCGATGACGAAGAAAGCCGCCCGGCGGAAACTGGGGATTCCCCAAGACGCCAAGCACGTCGTCGGCTACATGGGCCGATTCGCCCCCGACAAAGACCCCATCGCGGCGGCCAAGGCGTGCCGGAAGCTCGGCCCCGATTTCGTCCCGGTGATGATCGGCGGCGGCTGGAATGCGAAAGAGGTCAAGGCCCAGGCCAAGGCGGCGTGCCCGTGGGTTCGGTTGGTCAAATCACAGGCCGACGTCTCAGTCCCTCTGCGGGCGATGGATGTGATGGTCAGCACGGCCCCGCACGAAGGCTTTAATCAGTCGTTGGTCGAAGCGTGGATGGCCGGAGTACCAGCGGTTACACGAGCCACTGGGATCGCGTATACGGCCCGCAAGCGGTGGGGCGACGTCTGTTTCGTATGGGACGGCAAACGGGCCGCCACGCTCGCCGAGCTGATCAAGCGGGCCAAATCGTCGGAAGGCGTCGAGGTCGCGCGACGCGCGAAAAGGGCAGCTCTAAAGCATTTAGATGTTGAGACGTTCCACAAGGCTTGGGACGCGTACCTCAAACAGGCTGAGCTTGACCTTGTCGGCTAGATGCTGACAATGTCGGCATCATAGATCAGGCCAAGCGTCCGGGGTGGAGTTATTTGCCTTTCGCCACGCCGGGCCGCTTGGCCGCTTTTAAGCGACGGAGCGACACACGATGAAACGGATAATTCTGGCCTGTCTGGTCTTCGCTGCCCTAATTCCCGCCCAGGCGTCCGCACGGCGTCGCTGGCGGCGTTCTCGCGTGTCGGCGGTATATTCCGTCGTTGACGTCTGGGGCGACGCACAGGACGACCAGGGGCGTTGCGAGGCCGAAGCGGCCTACATGGCGGCAAATTACGCATATTATCACGTTGGCCGAAACATCGGCAATTTCGAGGGCTGGGGTGCTTCGTCTCAGCCTGATTGTGCGACTTGCACGCCGAGTTACCAGATGACCCTCACCGGCGACGCATCCGCCCAGGCCGCGAACGGCCAATGGTTCCGCGTCCGATCTTGGAGATAGTCCCCATGTTTCGATTTGTCCTAATTCTTGCCGTCCTCGCGACCGCGACCCCTGTCCAAGCCGGTCGGCTATTCGGTCGCCGAGCCGCGTGCCAATCTTGCCAATCGTCCGCCGCCGTCCAGAAGGCGGCGGCAACCCAGAAGGCGGCGGCAACCTCGGCGGCAACCCAGAAGGCGGCGGCAACTCAGAAGACAACCAAACCCCAGCGAATTCGGCTGTTTCGACGCGGTCGCTAGGCTTCGCGGTCGAACATCAAGGCCCCGTTTCGAGAGATTCGGGGCCTTTTTCGTGCGCGGTGTTACTTACAGGATGACACCGCATAGCACAAATCATCGCGGGAATCTCTTAGAACCGCCTAAGAATCGCCCTAAATCCGAAACTTTTTAGGGTTAGGGGTTTACATGGGCAGCCAAATCGTCGATATTACTGATGTCGGGCGGCGACTGATCGCCCGCAAACCTTCCACAGGAGCTTCTAAGATGACGACCACGACCCCCACGACAGCCGTTGACCAAGTCAAATCTGCGTTTGATTTCAGCGTCGACAAGTTCCCGCTTCGCGGCCCCGATTCGATGTCAACGCCCTGGTATGGACTGTTCGACAGCAACGGCGAGCCCGTCGGTCCTCGGAGCGTCAGCCAAGTCTATGTCCCGCACACGACGGACGACGTCGTCGCGTTGGTCGAAGCGTCGGCGGACGCGTTCGGGAGCGAATTGACAGCCCGATGTCATTTCAACCACGGGCACTTCGTCGAGCTGGCCCCGTCCAAGGATTTCCGCCGGTCTGTCTTCGGAACGGCCGATAATATCTTCCCGCGCGTCGTGATTCGGGCAGGATACGATGGCCGAGCGTTCTCGGCGACGGTCGGCTACTGGCGAGACGCCTGCGACAACATGGCGATGCTTCGCCAAGTCGACGGCGCAACCGTCAGCATTCGTCATACGTCCGGGCTTCGCGATGAAATGGACGACTTGATCCAGACGTTCCAACGGCTGCGAGGTAGTTGGGACAACGTGGCGGACGTCGTCGCGAATCTCGAAAATCGACGCGTCCGCCTCGACGCGTTCCTGACTTCGGTCTACGGCGAACTAGCCGACGACGCGCCGCCGCGAACGGTCAACAGCCACCGGCGACGGACCGAGTCGATCATGCGGCGGGTCATGCGCGAACGACTCAAGACGGGTCGCCCCGACGTTGGCGGCGACTTCATGGTCAGCGCCTGGGAAGCATTCAACGCCATCCAAGGCTACACGCAGCACGACAAGAACCGACGCGGCGAACCGTCTGACCTTTCGCGGGCGTTGCTCGCCTCGAACGACGCGAGCGTCAAGCGGGCCGAATCGCTTGTCCTAGCCGAGTTGGTCGCGTAGGCGAGGCGTGGCCCCGATACGGCGGGACGTTGACGCGTCCCGCCCAGTCGGTTCTATCCCTTCCAAGGAGCTACACATGTGCGAATTCTTCGAACACCCTGGTCCTTTCCGCGACGGTTTTGGGACGTCCGACTGTCTTGTCCACTGGGACGAGGCCGAAGTCAAGCTCGCCGACGGATCGACCATCATGGCCGATATGACGTTCCGGTTTGCGGTCGACACCGTGCCAGCCGACCCCGGCGACTGGTGGACGCCGCCCACCCCGGCGCACTGGGACATCACAGAAGAACGGCTTGAGTCGGTCACCTATTTTGACGACGAAGGCAACGGCCGTTGTTTCGCGGGCCAACCTCTGGCCGCCCCGCTGATCGACCAATTCTGGGCCGAGCACACCGACGAGCGAGACGTACTGGAGAACAGCGACGATGGTTAAAGTATCAATATCCAGCCAAGCGTTCGACCTGCTCTGGCTCCACCGCCCCAGCGACTGGGACAACGAAACCTACCGCGTCATCGACTCGCTTCGTCGCGGGCGCGTCGCGTATGGCGTCGGATTCGCCCACGCGGCAGAGTGCCCGCCAGACGTCGCCAAGCGGCTAGAGCAAGACTGCTACACCGTCGCCAACCTCGTCAGCGGGCCAACCCGCGCGGCGATCATGAAGGCGGCCCAGCGATTCGCAAAGACATCGAAACAGGCGGGACGATAGACCCCGCTTCCCGTCGCCGTTCGGCTTGTAGCAGGACGGCGGCGGGGTTCCTTTCCTTCCACACGGAGAAACGAAATGCACGAACCAATCACCATTCGGAAATGGCACGCGAGCGACGACTACACGCACGCCACCCGCCTTGGCGGGACCGGGATACACTCCCGCAACGCCGACTGCGTGGAATGCCCCATCGACAGATTTATTGACATCTGCCAGCGGGCCAAGCTCATCAAGCCCAATGCGGTCGATGACAGCGGGTGGGTGACCATCGGCTACACGTCGCCGCAGGAACTGTGCGACTTCGTCAGAGACGTTGAATACCACGACGCCGGGTTCATCGGGCGGGCCCGGAAGGAAATGCAAGACGGCGGGTTCGACGATGCCGACATCGACAGCCTGGACGACCTGGACATCGCGATTCTCTCATATCAAGCCGAACTGCTTTTGATCGAGGCGGTTCGGTGCGACTCGGCCCCGTGGAGCGGCGACGTTAAATTGACCACCGAACGCGACATCGCCGACATGTTCGACGAATACGTGGCGCGAAAGGCGGGTGCGAAATGACCAACCCCGCACGGACGTATAGCACGCTGGTCATTTCGCGGACGTCGAAGAAGCCGGGATTCTGGATTGGCGACACGCTGGTCCAGGTCACGCAAGACGGCGGCAAGATCCGCGTGGCAATCACGGCGCCCAAGACGGCGACGATTCTTCGCGGCGAACTCGTCGAAGACGATGACGCGTATCGCGGGCTGGCGTTGGCCCCGTATTCCATCGAGCAAAAACGCCTCGATGTCTGGACTGCAATCGAACGGAACATTCCATCGGGGCCAGACGCGCCGTTCAAGACGGAAGCGTTGGTCGCCAGCGCGATCCGCTACGACCTCGACGCATGGCAAAACTACCGGGTTGTCGACGCTCGCGGCGACGTTGTCTACACCCCCAGCAAACCGGAGGACTAGGCATGTACAAAATCGGGGGCGAGCAAATGACGTTACGAAACCGACGGTTTCACTTTTACCAACTGACACAGGAGAACTAACGTGCGAAAAACAATCCCAGATGAACACGGATGGTACTGGTCGAAGTCGCCCAGCGATGGCGAGTGGTGCATGGCGTTCGTTAATACGAACCGTGACACCGTCACGCTATTTGATGGTGTCGATCCGAGAAACGATCAGATTGAGTACATGGTGGGCGATTTCCATTGCTGCACGCGAGAATGGTATGGGCCGTTCAATTGCCCAGGCACTGCCTTCGGTCAGCACACGATTGTTGTCGAGGAAAAACTCCACATTGAGGCAATCGAGGAAGGCAAAGCGATGTGCGTGACGTTCGTCGATTACCAGCATTGTCCCGCCGAAAAGCACCATTCATCCATTGCAATTACCGAACTGCGGACGAGGCAAGATGCGTCCGAATTGTGCAAACGAACCCCAGGAGAACCGACCAAATGACCGACGAAACCCCCGACCCAAAACCCCACCTTTCACCGTCCCAGATGAACACTTGGCAAATGTGCCCGGAGCGATGGCGGCGGCGATACATCGAGGGCGAGGTCATCCCGCCCGGCGTCGCGGCCCATCGCGGCACGGGCGTCCACGGTGGCGCCCAGATCAACTTCGACCAGAAGATTGAAAGCCACATGGACCTGCCAGCGGACGACATTGTGGACGCCTCGGTGGCGGCGTTTGAACACGCCGTCGAATCGAAGGGCTACGCGATGACGCCCGAGGAATCGGCACGCGGCGCCACGCTGGTCGTGTCCGACGCCAAGGACATGACGGCGGCAATGGCCAAGGTTCACGCGGACGAGGTCGCCCCGGATTATCAGCCGATTATCGTGGAAGAGGCGGTGCGGATCGTCATGCCGTCTTCGACGCACGACCTGTTCGGCTATGTCGATCTTATCGCGGGCGGCGACGGATGCCCCGAGCAGGTCGTCGACTTCAAGACGGCGGGCAAGTCGAAGAACCAAGGCGACGTTGACTTGTCGAACCAGCTCACGTTCTACTCGGCGGCGTCGCGCGTCTTGACCGGCGTGCCTATCGACCAAGTCCGGCTGGAAGTTCTGGTCGGCGGCAAGCGAGGCGTCAAGCGCCAGCTGTTGCAGAGCACCCGTGGGGCGGACGATTTCGCTGTCCTCGTCCATCGAGTCAACGCAGTATTGGCGGGCATCAAGGCGGGAATCTTCGGGCCGGCACCCGAGGGCGCTTGGTGGTGCGGGCCGAAGTGGTGCGGCTACTGGTCTACCTGCCCGTTCGTCAACAACAAGCGGGGGGCGAAATGAACCTAGACGCGATTGCCGAGGCGGCGGCCGTTTGCCGCGCCCGAGCAAGTTACGAAAAAGACGTTCTGTTTGAGTCCTTGGCCGACGCCTTGGACGCTATTCAATCCCGACTGAAGGAAACCGAGACTAATGACCAACCAACTAACTAAGCGAAACCAGCACGGCACACCCAGCGCCAACCAGATCGCCAACGGCGGGATGATCGCGGGCGACCCAGGCGGCTCGAACGAACTGGCGTCAGCCGGGGCGAGTGCCGGGGCGACGTCCGAGATTCAAGGCGCCATCATGGTCGCCATGAAGTTCCCGCGCGACGAAGACGTCGCGTATGGCACGATCATCAAGGCGTGCCAGCGTCCGACGTTCCAGCAAAAGGCGGTCTATTCCTACCCGCGAGGCGGCACGACGATCAGCGGGCCAAGCGTCAACCTCGCCCGCGAGTTCGCCCGAGCGTGGCGCAACATCCGATACGGGTTCCTGGTCGTCAGCGAAACCGAGGATTCTTGTCACGTCCGGGGCTATGCCTGGGACATGGAAACCAATACCAAGATTGAGCAAGACGCCTCGTTCAAGACGCTGATATATCGGAAGAGCAAGGGTTGGATCAAGCCCGACGAACGGGAGAAGCGGGAGCTAATCAACAAGCACGGGGCCATCGCGGAACGCAACTGCTTGCTGAAGATTCTGCCCGCCGACATGGTCGAAGATGTCGTGGTCGAAATCAAGAAGAATCAGGCCAAGGGAATCCGCAACGACATGGAGCAACACCGCAAGGCAATCGTCGGCGCGTTCGCCACAATCAGCGTGACGTCGGAGCAGCTCGAAGCCTACCTGGGCTGCCGGCTGGTCGAGATCACGGCGGAAGACCTGATGCGACTGCGGGAAATCTACACGGCCATTCACGACGGGTCGGCCCGCTGGTCGGACTACCAAAAGACGGAAACGCCGAAAGCCCCGAAGCCCAAGACGGGCGGCGAGGCGGCGACGATGGACGACCTGATCGGAGGCGAGGCGGTCAAGGGCGAGGCGGCGAAACCGGCTGCCCATCGCAAGGTCGAGAAACCGGACCCGCTGGCCGACTTCCCCGACGACCCCGACCACGTCCCCACCGTGTTGCCCGACGGCGAAAGCGTAACCGGCCCCGTCTCACCCCAGGAACTGGCGCTGGTCGCATACGAACAACGCATCGCGGCGGCCAAGCACCTGAAAGACCTGGACGCCGTCATCGCGGCAGCGGGCCAAGACGACGCGTTGAACGACGCCCAGTTTGAAGACCTCAGTGGGTGGGTCAGCGAAGCCCGCGACCGAATCGCCCAGACGAAAGGCTTGGGTAAATGACCATTACAACTAAAGAGCGGCAGATTCTGCTACGAGATAGGGAAGTCCGGGCAGTTTTTGCCGACCAAAGAGCCCAACTCTTTCGGGGCATCAAGGCGGGCGTCGAGTGCCCCTTCCACCCTGGGGAGCGGCGTTGGGTCCGCGAAAAGTGGGCGACCCACAATGAGTTCGACAATGTCAGTCCACGCGATATTCCGCAAGGCGAGCGGATTACATACGCCAATTGCGACGATACGGCGTTCGCCAACAAGTCACTAGGACGATGGCGGAAGCCGAAGCACATGCCCCGATGGGCGTCGAGGATCACGCTAGAAATCACAGCGGTTGACGTCGAGCGGTCGACGAATCGAAAAGGTTGGCTTTGGTCCATCGAGTGCAAGAGGCTGGACCCGCCCGTCGCCGAATCGCTGACAGGAAGGGGCTAAGCTCGTGACCAGACAACCTCCGACCTACAACCCCGATGACACGCTTGTCGCTTGTCGGGCTATCGTCACCGAGTGTCTGCCCGTCGCCCCGCTAGACCTTCGCCCAGAACTGCTTGCAGAACTCGGCGCCCGTCTGGTCGAATTGGGCGAATGGCTTGTCGAACCCGAATCCTATTGTCCGAATTGGCCGGGCGAACCCCGAAGACTAGAAAGCAAACCGATGGCAAAGAAGAAATCGAAGGCGACGAAGAAACCGCCGAAAGCCCCGAAGCCCGAGCCCTCGTCGGGCCTAACGGTCTTGACGCCGACCCAAGACGGGAGATGCGATTGCAAGGTCGACGACCCCGAAACGCACGACCGGATTGGCTTTACTCGCCACGGCGATCATTGCATGAACCGGGCCAGCGTCCTGATCGAGCTGCCGGGAGCCCCGCCCAAGAGGTGCTGTGCGTTCCATTACGATGAAAAGCGGGCACTTGACAACGTCCGATTTCCCGCCCTTGGGGTCGTCCGTTCGTCTGGCCCGCTTGAAGTCAACCTGGAAACCGGCGACATGCGGCGGATTGACTCAAGTTCCGACTCGACTTCTGACGACGGATAATGTAGATTTGGCGTGTTCGATGGCCTCTGGGAACCCACCGAACGGACACAAACGGCGGCGCGTGCGCGGGTGCTTCTTCCCAGAGGCCACACCCAACCACGCGTCGCCGTTTTTTGTTGAGGTCATCATGACAGCCGGTTGGATCAAGTTTCGCAAGACAATAATCCGTGACGGTCGTGTGCGCTCAACGGCGAGAAAATGTAACGCAACGCGCGTTACGGTTGTCGGCGCACTCGTAACGCTTTGGACGCTGGCCGACGATTACGCCGACGAAACAGGCAAGCTCGCCGGGTACTCTCCCGATGACGTTGACGACGAAGTGGGCGTCGAGGGGTTCTGTTCGGCGCTGCCGTCGGACTGGATTCGCATTGAAGGCGAAAGCGTCTATCTACCGAACTACAAAGAACATAACGGCTCGACAGCTAAGGTCCGAGCACAGGGCGCGAGGCGCACCAAAGCGTCACGCACCCGTAACGCAAACCGTAACGCTCCGACCGTTACGGAAGCGTTACCAGATAAGATAAGAGTAGATAAGAGAAGAGTAAAAGAAAGTACCAAAGAAAGTGCGTCGGCTACGCCTTCGCAGCCGACGAAAGACAACGGACCCTTTCACGGTCCAGAATTCACGCTCAAAGACGGGTCGACATGGCGAGTCAACGACGACCAGCATCAGTCGCTGGTTCTGGCGTTCCCGTCCATCGACGTCGATCATCAATTGCTAATGGCTTCGGCGTGGATGATCGGGCTGCCGAGTCGCCGAAAAACCAAACGCGGAATGCCTCGCTTCTTGTTCAACTGGATGGCGACGGCGCAGAAAGACTCGGCCAATGGGGGCGGCCGAGAGTTCTCAATCCCGATGCCCCCGCCCGTTGACGATTCACCACCCTTTCCACCGGAGTAGACACGATGAACGAACTGAACGAATTGGCACAACAGGTTGAAGAACTAGGCCCGAAGGTTGACGAACTGGCGGCCAAGTACAGGGCAGCCCTTGACCGCGAGGCCGCGTTGCTGTCGTCCTCGAACGAACTCTTGGCGGTTGCCCAAGCGAGTCGCGAAGTCCTTGCCGAGCACTTCGGAACCACCGACGGGCCTTGCACCGAGGGCCTGTTGGAAATGTGCCAGCGGGTCGCGGCGGAGGGTCGCACGCAATGCCAAGACGACTAGCCTACAAACCGAGGGATAATTCAATGCTGTTGAAATCAATGGTCGAAGACCACAAGCAAGCGATATTCGACAAGGTCAGCGAACTCGCTGAGGCGCTGAAGACAGAGCAGGAGTTCATAGGCCGGCGGGACGAATACGAAGAATCGTGCCGGGTGATTCTCGCTGATTGCTTCCTCAACGAAAACGACGAACCAAGCTGGGAGAGGCTTGACGTGTTGTGTCGTCTGGCCTCCGATGAACTGGCCGAGCTTCGCCGCGAATTGCGCGACGAGCCGACCAAGATCGGCGATTCGCCCATGCTCGACGATGGCGACATCGGGGAAGGGGCGACGTCATGACCCCGAACGAATTCTCCGATTGGTGGCGAGACTACGCCGCCAAGTTCCCCAGCGTCGCCAAGTGGCTCGAACGGCTCGGCCCGGACGGGACCGCCGCACAACTCGCCCTGTGGCGGGACGTGCTCGCCAAGACCCCGTTCCGGGCGGCGCTCAAGGTTTCGCACGCGATGGCTCACGGCGACCTCGAACCCGTCGGGCACTGGGACGCCGACCGAGAGCGAACCGCCGTCACGGTCAAACGGGCCGCCGCTCGGATGATCGAGGCCCGCACCCCGAAGACCGACGCGGGACCGCCCCGCCCGATATTTCCCCGAGGTCACCGGAAGAGCCAAGCCGAACCCGTCAGCCTTCGCCAAGCAATCGAGCGGGTCCAACGGCTTGTCGCGTCTGGACGTTGCAACTCGCAAGCGTCCGCCGAAGCTATCCCCGACGACGAGGGCGGGTACCGGGCCCGCTGTCGGGACTGCCGAGATTCGGGCTACGTCACCGTCTGGTCGTCCCACACACTTCGGGCGTACCGCGAAGACCCCGAACTGCTGGACGAGAAAGGGCACCGGCGAACGTGCTTGGCGCCCTGCCATTGCACCGCAGGAATGCCCAAGGTCTGGACGTCCGAGGCCAACCCGCCAAAGGCGTGGGCTGGCTGGATCGGGGCCGAGTCTATCTACGATCCCGACCGGCATTGCGTTGTCATGGGCCACAAACACAGCGACCTTGCCCGCGAGCACCTTGTTAGTTGGGCCGAACGGTTTTTCGAGAACCACGACCCGCCCGTCCAATCTGATCTATTTGAGGGCACGGCATGAATGATCTTTACATCCGATGGTGCCTTCGGCGAGACATGCCAGAAGTCGTCGAAATGGACGCCTTAAACTTCGAGTTTCCCTGGTCCGAGGAGGACTTCATCCGATGCCTTCGGCAGCGAAACTCAATCGGATTAGTCGCGGAATATGCCGGGCGGGTTGTCGGGGTTGTTATTTATGAATTGCACGCAAACAGGGTGCATATCCTCAACCTATCGGTTTTGCCCGCGTTCCACGGCCAAGGGGTGGGCCGCGCATTGATCGAAAAGATTGAGTCTAAGCTGAACCCGCGAAGACGCTACAAGGCCGTAGTGGAGGTGCGTGACAGCAACCTCGACGCGCAATTGTTCTTCCGCAAGGTAGGCTTCCGGGCGACTGGAATCTTGCGAGATTATTATACCGAGTGTATCGACGACGCCTATCAAATGGAGCTACGCCCCCGATGAACTCGACATGCTGGTCCTGCGGCAACGAACCGCCCGAAAATACAACCATTCACGACGGCGAGTGCGTCGTCTGCCGACTCAGCGAGCGGCAACCCGAACCAACCAGGAAGGACGAACTGATCATGGATCGCCGCAAACTAGACCCCGGACCTCGCGGCGACGTATGGCGAAGGCTTGACCGCCGCGTCCAATATCGCAACAGCGGCGAGAACCAACAGCGACGAAAGGACCGACGTGTCACGGTTGTGATCGCGTCAGTCGGGGTCGTGGTCGCCATGTTCGGGGCCGCGTGCCTTCTGGCGGGCACCCTAGCTGCTGGGTCTGTCGCCGTTTGTGTCGGCGTTGCAATGATCCTAGGCGCGGGCGTCCGGGCATTAGTCGCGGGGGCCGTCAAATGAACCTATTTGACTGGAAGCGGAAGCGCGAAGAAACTGCCCGAGACGCCGCCCTTTCAGTCGTCGTCGAGAACGCGGGCGAGGACTGGAAGGCCGACGCGATGGACGTGTTCCGAGGTCTATCGGGGGAGCTAACCGGCGAAGATATCCGCCTTGCGTGTCGCGAGCGGGGCGTGACACCCCATCACCCGAACGCGTGGGGCGGGTTCATCGCGGGACTTGTTCGGGCAGGTCAGCTTGAGCCCACGGGCCGCTATCGACAAATGACATCCAAAGGCAGCCACGCCCGTGAAACCAAGATTTACCGAAAGTCGTACCAATGAGCAAAACCACCGTCCGGTTCGAGGTCATGGCTAAGCCGATCCCGCAGCCCCGACCACGGGCGAGAGTGTTCCAGAGCCCCGGCAAGGCCCCGACCGCTCAAGTCTACGCCGCCCCGAAAAAGCACCCGGTTAACCTGTGGAAAGCTCAGATTGTCGATGCGTGGCGGCTCGCGATGCCGTTTCAGGGCTTCCGATTCACAGGCCCAATAAGCGCCGACCTCGTGTTCGTCATGCCCCGCCCGGCCAATCTGGTCTGGAAAACCAAGCCCATGCCCCGAGTCCCCGACACCCGGAACACGGGCGACGCTGACAACCTCGCCAAAGCGGTCCTCGACGCCCTAAACGGCACGGCGTACAACGACGACCGCCAAGTCGCCAAGCTCGAAGTCACCCGCTGGATGGCTGGCGGCGGACTCATCAAAGGCGTCGCGGTCCCAGAAAAACCCCACGCCATAATCGACCTCAGACCGTTCAACCCGATCCCGCCAGCAGCCGAAGTCCTTGACGTCGAGGCTGCCTTGCCGTTCTAATCGGTCGGCCTGCTTGGCACTCCCTGTGGAAGGGGACACGCCCGCGAACCGGCTATCCCACTGGTTTGGTTCGCGGGCTCTTTTTTTGTACAATCCAACGCCTCGACGGAGTGATTGCCGCCGAGTCACCAAAGCCCGCCAGACGCCCCCAACCCGTCTTGCGGGCTTTCTTCGTTGCGCTGGCTGATCAAGGGCCAAGAATGGACTTAGTTGCGCCACATATGGTATTTGTGTCCTCTAGCCGTTTCGGGTTTTGATTTCGAGTTTTGATTTCGAGTTTCGGTAATTACTCGAAACGCGTGCGGGTTTGACAAGAACCCCATCGCTAAACTACCCTCGTCGGGTGGACGGGGGGGCACCGGAACCAAGAAGCTACAGCGCTACTAACAACGCGCGCGAAAGAAACGAACCGACCACCGAAATGTGAGGACTGACATGACAAACGCCCATTCTTGGCTCATCTATGAGCTATTTGTGCCCGTGCTTGAGGTCGTTGACGAACTGGCTCGGGCCGCTAATGAAGGTGAGGCTGCCGATCATTTCGGGTGCGACGCCAGACAACACTGGCGCAGCGTCGTGCAATCGCTGGGGAAAGCTAATTCGGTCCAAGTTTCCGGTCGTGACGTAGCTGATGCAATTCGCACAATTGCGGCCATCAACGAAGACGCAGGGACGTCTGATGATTTAGCGAGCTACTTGTATCGACGCCGGGATGCCCTAAGGCAGGCGGCGGAAAATGGGTGGACCGCTGCGAAACAGGGCGGAACCATCCCCGCCGATCCGTTCCCCGTTCCATAGACCTCCGACCGGAGAAACGAACGAGGGCCAGAAACAGACAGAATGGGCGGACGCCCAAAGTTCGACGAGCCCGAAAAGGAAAGCCACCGACCAATGGCGAAGCGAAAACGAGCGACGAAGAAACCGAAGCCGAGCCCAGGCCCAGCGAGTCGCAACCAAGAAATCAGAACGGTTCGCGTGTCTGACATCGTCGCGAATCCAAAGAACTTCCGAACGCACGACGAGGTCCAGCAAGGCACGCTTCAAGCCGTCGTGGACAAGATCGGATTCTATGGTTACCCCGACGTCTTCGAGCACCCAGAGCACCCTGGCAAGGTGATGCTGATCGACGGCGAACTACGGTCGAAGCTGCTCGCCGAGTACGGGCCGGACGCCGAGGTCGAGGTCAACGTGACCGACTTCACGCCCGAAGAATCGGACGTCGCCATCGCGACCCATGACCCGATTTCGGCAATGGCTGGTGTTCAAGGCGAACGACTCGATTCGTTGCTCGAGGACATCGGCGAGCTTCCGGGCCTCGATGACCTTCTGGCGGACCTGTCGAAGCAAGCCGAAGACGCGATGTTCCCAGAGGCAGAACCGCCAGACGGGTTCCCGTCTTTCGATAAAGACATTGTCACGGAACACGAATGCCCAAAGTGCGGATATAAGTGGAGCGGGGGAGCATGAGCAAGCCGCCTTACAAAGTGCCCACAATGGCCGAAATTCGAGGTATTCCGTGGAATGGGTTTCGGGTCGCTTCGACGTTTAGCGGCGCTGGCGGTTCGTGTACGGGCTATCGAATGGCCGGGTTTCGAGTGGTCTGGGCTAATGAGTTCGTTCCGGCGGCGCAGGAGTCATATGAAGCGAACACGACGGAATGTTCGTATCTGGACAAGCGAGACATTCGGAACATCGAACCAGCGGAAATTCTCGAGCGATGCGAGCTTGACCGCGGCGGCTTGGATCTGTTCGATGGTTCTCCGCCATGCCAAGCATTCTCGACGGCTGGTAAGCGTGACAAAGGTTGGGGTCAGAAAAAGAAATACGAACACGGGGCGAGCCAGTGTAACGAAGAGTTGTTTTTCGATTACATTCGACTTCTTGATGGACTGCAACCCAAGGTATTCATCGCTGAAAATGTGAGCGGGTTAGTCAAGGGGACCGCCAAGGGTTTCTTTCTTGAGATCCTTGACCGACTGAAAAAGTGCGGCTATCGGGTCGAGTGCCAGTTGCTTGACGCCCAATGGCTCGGCGTGCCGCAAGTCCGCAAGCGCGTGATATTTCAGGGAGTCCGAAACGACCTTCCGTTTAGTCCGAGTTTTCCAAAGCCGCTGAACTATTGCTACAGTCTTGGCGATTCTGTTAGGCATGTTGAATCTGTAGTGTCAGGTGGTGTCAATCTCGGACCGAAAGTATTGGAAGCATGGAAAAATACGCCAAGAGGCAAGACAAGCAAAACATATTTTTCACTTGCCCGGTGCGACTGGGGACAGCCCGCACCGACAATCATTGGCCCGAGTGGAACGGGATTAACGCATCCTGACGATCCGAGGCGATTTACAATTAATGAGCTCAAGGCGATCTGTTCATTTCCTGCCGATTTCGTCCTGACGGGCAAGTACGGCCAGCAATGGGAACGACTCGGGAACAGCGTGCCGCCGCTGATGATGCGAGCGATTGCCGAAGCCGTTCGCGATAACATCTTGTCGAAGATTGGGGCATGAACTCGAATGGCGAAGCGAAAGAGAGCCAAGACCAAGCCGCCACCGAAGCGGACCCAGCCCGCCGAGACGCCCGGCTATTACGCCGACGGCACGCACATCCGCCAGAAGGCGACCAACGCGGAGATCATCGCGGCCTTGCAACATTCGCGGGGCCTCGTCAGTACCGCCGCTCGACGGTTGGGAATGTCGGGCCGCGCGATCTATAAGCGAATGGAAGACCACGAAGAAATCCGCCAAGCGTTGCACGACGAGCGCGAAGCGACCAAGGACTTCGCCGAGGCTTCTTTGATGAAAGCGATTGGCAAGGGCGACGCGTGGGCCGTCTGTTTTTACCTCAAATGCCAAGCCAAGGATCGGGGCTACATTGAACGCCAAGAGCTTGCGGTCCAAGCCCAAGTCGAAGTCAGCGGCACCGTCGGAATCCGCGACGAACTCGACATCCTCGAACAAGACCCAAGATGGGCTCGATTCGTTCGATCTGAAGCTGCGAGTCGGAACGCCCGCCGCCTTCGCGATGGAGGCGTCGATCCCGATTAGCCGACCGGGTGAGCCAGAGCAGTTGCCCGAGTGGCACGCCGCGCCCCATCTGCTTGTGATCGACGACGAACTGACCACGCTCGCGATGGGCCACACCGATCACAACATCCTCGTCATCGAGGCCCCGCCAAGGCACGGCAAGTCCGAGCTGATTTCCAAGTACCTCCCGACATGGTACCTGGGCAAGTGGCCGACGAAGCGGGTGATTCTCACGTCCTACGCCGACGCTCTGGCGTCCCAGTTCGGACGCCGATGCCGCGACCTGCTGATCGAGCGGGCCAACTGGTTCGACGTCCCTGGCGTCAACCCGAACGTCTCGGCGGCGTCCGATTGGGAGGTTGCCGAGCATGGCGGCGGGATGGTCACGGCGGG